TTACACTGGACGGCCACAAAAAGTCACTTTATGAATATATCGAATAGTGAATTTATCTATTTCGAATTCTTTTAAATTTGGAGAGATGCAGATTAACAGATTAGATTCCGAAGGATGTTTTATGAGTCGTTTAAGCATTCTTTGATCGTATGTTATTATAAGATATATGCAATCAGGATCCAAATTTTCCCACTTATCAATGAAATTTATTCCAATTATATCCCCTGCCCTAATATAGGGCTCAAATGAAGCACCAGTAATTGGAAAATACGCATCACAATTTACACCCGGCATGTTTATATATCCAGTAGGTACCTCCGCCATATCAATGAGTTCATGTACCTTTCCTGCGCTAACAGGAAGGTTATAAAATGGTGCCCCATGGTTAGTAATATTAATATTATCCGAAAATTTAAGTTTTCTCATCACTTGGTCATATTCATTATTTGTCTCCATACCTAACACATCCGCATTAATTGATAACTCGCTTTTTACTTTTGGTTTAATATCAAAAAGGTTATCATTATTGTTATCATTTTCTTTGATAACTATACTTTCACTTTTAGTTTCTCCAATTAAATATCCTACTGAAACATTCAATGCTGTTGCGATTTTCTGCAACCTGCTAAGCTGAATATCGCTTTTCCCATTCTCATAATCCACATAAGATCTCTTTGGAATACCCGTTTGAGCAACCATCTCATCTTGTGTGATATTTTTCCTTTCTCTTATCTCTTTGATTTTCAGCATAATACAATTTAAAAACGGGAAACCGTAATAAAAATTGCGATTTTTCGCATTTTTTATTGCAAGATTCCGCAACATTGTTATATATTTGTACTCAATAAACGGTACAAATCTAGAAAAAAAATGGACACATTAGCCAAAAAAATTAGACAAAGAAGTGAAACACCCTATCAAGCTATTGCGAAAAAACACAATACTAATGCTGAATATGTAGGGAAGATTGCAAGAGCTGAGCGTATTCCGATAAGAGGTAAGGGCCTGCAAATTTTGAATGAATTAAAGAAAATAACCAATAATAAATAACATATGAAAAAGATATTACAGACAGTTTACAGTTACAAAAATATAGAGGTAACCGATGCTTATACGGGTAAAAAAGAAATTGCTCAGTATCACTTAATATTTGGCATTCGCTTTAGAATTAAATATAAAAGAATTGATTCCTTTTCAACTCTGAAAACCTCTTCAAATGAAATCGGAGGCACTCTTCTTAAATCTGCCCATAAAGTGGCAAGTGTTTGAAATTAGTTTTTTCAATACTGTTAACTATATTTTTTGATGCTCAAATATAGTGAAAATCCCGCCACGGCTTTGCGTGGTTTCGACACCACGGCGGGAACATAGAATGATCCGGCTTAATGGAATCAATAATTTAAATAATGAACTTACAACCTACAGACATACTAATACGACAATCAAATGGCACAGAAAGTTTATGGCTCTCTGAACGTTTGATTATTGATGTATGTGGGCTTGAGGATAATTACTTAAAAGTAGCAAGAATACGATACAAAAAAAATGTTCGAGCCTGTGATCTTGCGAAAGCAAAGGATTTCATGCCGGATTCTGGCAAGTCATGGAGATGGGGCAAACAATCAGGACAGTTTTATTATTGCCTGACCAATATTCCCAATAAAGCACCCAAAAATTACCGAAACTTATTTGGAGATAGTGAAGCTTTATTAGATGCCTTTAAAACCACATGTAAATCAAAGGAGGACACAAGCCTTGAAATTAGATTTAAAAAGCATCTGAAGGTTGTTTCTAAGCAATATGCAGAATTCTATAAAGATGTCAATGACATCCAACGTATTGCACTCTCTAAAGCTTGTGCAGTTTTAGATTTTATACTGGATGAAAAAGACAATTACCCCGGAACTGCTAATAAGATCTATAGAGATTTAAGTCCGATTTTGTCTGATTTAGATCTACAATACATTCCTCACAACTATTTAAAGTTAAAGGAAAAAATCACTATTCTCGAAACTACAGATAAAGCAATTGTAGATATCATTCATTTGCCTAGAACAGGCAATAACAATGCAGAGATTTACAATGATCCGGAAGTGTTCAGCTGGGTTATGCAGCTTCGTTCAATGCCTCAGAACTTCTCTAATGAGCATATTATTAGAAAAGTAACTGATCTATGCGAAATGACCACCAAAAAAACGCCTTCGAGACGTTGGTTTGGTCAAACTATACTGGAACTGCCGAAAACCCAATTTTTGACAGGTTTGAAGCGTTTTGGAGCATCTAGTAGTAAATCTCACATTCATAAGTCATATGTTCCTTTTCAAACGGCATTATTTGCCGGTGATTGTTGGGAAATGGATGCGACCCGTATCAATATGATTTCTCATGAAGGAAAAGTAACATACATAGATAAGAACGGTAAAGAAAAGACCAAAAAAGTAGAAAAGTATATAAATGTAGTTGCTGTTAGGGATGTTTATTCAGGCGATATATTGGGCTATTCATTTGATTATGATGAAAACCATGTAGTTTATTTAGAAGCCATGAAAATGGCCGTTCAGAACGCAGGATATTTGCCTCATGAATGGGTCACTGACCGTTTCCCTGGGCACAATACGCCACAGATGACAGATCTTTTTGAAAGAATGGAATCTTTAGGGGTTACAATGACATTTTCTTCCCATGCCAATAAAAAAGCCGCTATTGAAAGATGGTTCCGAACACTTCAATCTGTTTTCCTTATGGATTCTGCTTATTTCTATGGTGAGGGTATCAAATCACGAGCGGCTTATGCTCACAGATCTTCGGAATACCTGAAGAGAATTAAAAAAGAAGCTAAAAAGACCGGTTGGGACCTACAGCAGAATATTGATGAAGCCAGTTTACATATTGAAAAGTATAGAAATACTGCATTTTCAAGATATTCAAGAAAACATGCTACGGTGCATTCAAGTCCTTCACAACTTCATGAGTATTGCGAAAAACCGCATGTTAGCTTTATTCCGGAAAAAACAATTTCAATGTTGTTTGGTCTTAGGAAAGAAATTACAATCAGAAGCAATGGACAGTTTGTGACTGAATTTGTAGGATTAGAGTTCGATTATATGATAAGCCCTGCTTATTACGACATTATTTCAAATTACTTCAATAAAAAGGTGGTTGTGACTTATGATCTTAATGATCTGTCAATTGTATTCCTTTGGGAAAAGAACGGCAATCTTTTAAAATCCTTATGTGAGGCTGAATTCTTTGAAAAGGTTCAAAATAAGGGAAAAAATCCGGAGCTTGGGAAAATTAGTCAGGCTAAAGCAAGAGCGAAAGCTATTGCTGAAATGAAAGAAAATGAACTTGCTGAAATGATTGGTGAAGATTCGTCAATGATGGGCATTTATACTGATAAAAAAGCGATCAATGCTTTTGAAGATAGCTTCAACGATGACAGCTATAGTGTTCCTCTTAGAAAAGCTTCAGGAGCTGACTACACTCCTGAAGATATTGAGGACGCAATCTTAAAAAATACGTCTCAAAATTATTAAGATATGACAAACTTACAAAAATCCGCAATAGTAATTGCAATTAATACAGAAAAAGAACGGCTTGGTAGCTACGGTCAAGTAGCTACAAAAGCCGATGTTTCAACAGCGACCATCTCACAGATGGTGAACGAAAAATGGGAACTTATCAAGGATGAATTATGGCTGAAGGTTGGCAAGGCTTGCGGTTGGGATGATTCAGAATGGCAGATAGCAGAAACGATCAACTATAAGAAGGTTTCTAAGATCTGTACCGATGCGAAAGCTTATAACCTATTCATGATTATCAGCGATAAGGCAGGAATCGGCAAAAGTGCCCCTTTAAAAACCTTCTCCCAAAGCAATGCAGAAACCGGCGTCTTTTATATCCGTTGTCGTGAATGGGCAAAACGAGAGTTTTTAACAGAACTATGTTCGATGTTGGGCATTGATACCGGAAAGTCTTACATCCACATTGATAAATTAGGAATGAAAGTTTGTGAGTTTTTCCGCAAAAGGACTGGAATGAAGCCGCTTTTAATAGTCGATGAAGCTGATAAGTTGAAAGATTCTGCACTAAGATGGTTTATTCACTTGTATAATGAAAATGAGGATGAAATGGGGCTAATAATCGCCGGAACTCCCCACCTGGAACAAAGGATCTCAAGAGGTGTAAAACTTAAAAAGCTGGGATTTGATGAAATTGAGAGCCGCTTTGGTCGTGCCTACATTAATCTGATCGGAGCAACAGCAAATTGTGTAAAAAAGATCTGCGCTGCCAATGGTGTTAATGATCCTGCCACTCAAAAAATGATTTTCGATGATTTAAAACCTGTATTCAAAGAAATACCAATCGAAAAAAATCAGGTCCAGAATGTAAAAGTAATTGAGGATTTGAGAAGGCTTAAAAGAATGGTAATAAGAGAAAAAATTAAACTACAAAATATTTAAAAAATGATAATTCAAGACCTTTTAAACGCAGGAGTTTGCTTTGCAATAGTGCAGAGCAACTCATTTTTAACCAAAGCTAAAATAATGCTCAATCATGAATTTGAGATAATAGCTTTAGAGCAAGACAGAGAAAATATGATAGAAAGATTCACAAGAAATGAGGGTTTTCATATTCCGGATAGTCAGAAAAATCCGAAAGGAATTATTTCCTATTTGTTAGATCTGAGGGAAATAGGAGAATTTCAGAAACTAAAAGAACAACACTTTACAAAAGTAATAGATGATAAAAACGGACGTGTATGGGAAATTACTGGACATTCTTTTAAAGAATACAGAAAATTAAGTAAACGTAAAGTGCTCAGAAGTGTTTCCTAATAATGATTAAAAACGATGTAAGCCGTAAAGAACTGGAACGAAGAAAGGATGTAGTTCTCTGGCAGATCAGTATCGCAAAGGATCCTAAGATCATTATTGAAAAACAAGAGAGATTTAAGCAATTAGAAACCCAAATAAAAGAACTAACAAAATGACAACAATAGACATCAATCAATTATCTCCTGAGGATCGACTGGCACTTTTGCAGTCTGTTTCTCCGGACGAACTCAAAGCTGCAGCTAAAGCAGCAGAAGCAATAAAAAACGAGTCCAGAGCCACATATAAAGAAACGGTAAAAGAAAGTGTACCGGTCTTTATTAAGACCTTGCTGAATATTTCAAAAATGCTTTCTGTAGCTAAACTGGAAGTATTCCAGGGATTAAGTATCCTTTTGGAAATGAAATCCGAAGTATATGACATTAAACAAGGCCAACAGGGACACTCTTTCAGTGATGATAAAGGAAATGGCATCACATACGGTTTTAGGGTCATAGACGGATGGGATGACACTGTAAATGCCGGAATTGACAAAATAAAAGAGGTCATTGATAGCATGGCAAAAGATGAAAACAGCGCAAAACTGGTTAGTACAATCAACAAGCTTTTAAAAAAGGATGCCAAAGGCAATTTAAAATCATCCAGGGTCCTGGAGCTACGACAACTGGCTGAGGAGTTTAATGATGAAAAGTTTACTGATGCTGTAGGGATCATCCAGGATGCCTATAAGCCAGAACGGTCAGCCTTCTTTATTGAAGCTTACACCACGAATGCTCAGGGTAAGAAGGAATTTATTCCACTATCAATCACATCGGTTGATTTCCCGGAAGGTACCATCATAGAAAATTTATTTCCAATTGAAAAAACAACAGAATAATGGATCAAGATCTTTTAATAACAGGAGTAGCATCTATAGCTTTCATTACAGGCTTTTTTGTAGGAATCATCCTATTTGCGGTGATTGAAAGTAAAATAAAATAACATCCCAAACGGTTTTTTGGAGCGGTTCGATTCCGCTCCTGGGAACAAACTTAAAAACATAATTTTTATGAATATTCAAGTAAATGGACAGTCATTTAACTATGATAAGCTAATAGAAGTTGCCAAAGTAATTGATCCAATCAATTATCTGGATATTGTTCATGATCATATTCTTAGTGGCAAATCACTAAAGTCTTTAAAATATGATTACTTGACTGTAAATAAATACGATACCACGATTTTTGAAGGGGTTGAAAAAGTTTGTAATCTATGTAACAAAATTTTACCGATTGCCATGTTTACTTTAAGAATACAAAATGGTAGAACATACACCGGTAATCAATGCAAAACTTGCCTTAGTAAAAGAAATAGTGAACAACGCAAACATAAGTGTAAAACTGATGAAGTTTACAGAGCAAAATTTTTAGAGTATAACAAAAAAAGAAGATCATCTCCTGACTATAAAGAGTATCAAAAAGAGTATCAAAAAGAATATTACTCCAAAAAAAATAAATTTATTAGGGCTGAAAAACGGAAAAATGACCTGGAATATAAAGCAAAAAATACAGAATATCAAAGGAAATACAGGGCAAAGAAAAAAATGATTAGTACTGAAATACCATTATGAAAAAGTTTAAAAAAAGAATAATTTTTGAAAATGCGACTGCTTTTAAGCTTGAGTATTTGGATGGAAAAGATTTAAAGGAGAAAGAATTCACATCATACAAAAGTATGGAGCAATTTCATAACAGACAAACAGATTTTATGTATTTAGATCTCCATAGATATGCTTTTGTTGACAAAAAATGGCACCGATTTATAAAGCTAAGATCTCCTTTTGTATTTCAACAAGAAATAGACTTTATAAATAGAATTTTCAACGAAAATGTTGAAGTAGAAAATCCTCAAAATATTAAAAGTGAAGAATTAAATCATCAAAAATAATAATTCTAATGAAAATTTATGTAGCAAGTTCCTGGAGGAACAATAGACAACCTGAGGTTGTAGAATTTTTAAGAAAAAAAGGCCATGAAGTGTATGACTTTAAGAACCCTGAGCCTTATACCGGATTTGCATGGTCTGAGATAGATCCAAATTGGGAAAATTGGACAAATCAGGAGTATTTCAAAGCGTTAGGCCATCCCAGAGCGATTCAGGGCTTTGAAAGTGATTTTAACGCTATGAAATGGGCTGATGCTTGTGTTTTGGTTATGCCTTGTGGAAGATCTGCACATACAGAAGCTGGATGGATGCAAGGAATGGGCAAACCTACTATTGTTTTGATCGAAGATCATTCGGAACCGGAACTGATGTATAAGGTTTTTGAACACATCACTGATGACCTAGACAATGTTAACCATCATATTTTGTTTTTGGAAGCAAAAGCAGAACTATTGGAACAAAAAGCATTGGAAGAGCTTACAACAAAGAATATGAATACAATCTCTCAATTTGTAGAGCATTTTGAAGAAGAAACGGGACTAAATATTCCAGAAAAAATTGTCTTAAGTTATTTCAACGGCTAAATCTATCCCAAACGGTTTTTTTGGAGTGGTTCGATTCCGCTCCTGGGAACAGAAATTTTAATACCAAATTATGTATTTAGCTTATTACTCTTCCGGTTATGTGGCCAAAAACAAACTTGAGAAGGAAATATCAGATTATCTAGTTAGTATAGATCGTACGTCTATTCAGGATAAAGACTTTAATAGTTTTACAAATTCTGTTCTTGAAAAAATTACAGAGTTATGCAAGATTAACAAAAGGTGTAAACCTAAAGAACCTACTCTTTGGAAATGTGGAACCAGGGAAAATGATTACATGTTAAGTGGAGTTGATTGTGTTTCATTTTACTTCTACCATATAAAAAAGGACTACAGAGAGGGAGTTGTATTTGTAGATAGAATTGAAAATTAATGAAATTATGAATAAGTATTACAAAAGAGATGACAACAGCTTCGTAAGAGTGGATAAAGAAAAGAATATCACTTATGTAGAAACATATACTTTCTATACAAATATTGGAATATGGTATAAATATAAACAATATAAAATAGAAGAAAAAATGCAGGAAACAACTGAAATAGAATTCAATAAAGCATATAAAAAAGCATTAACAAAATTAGTGTCAAAAATTTAAACAAATTAAAATGGCTACAATTAACAAAGAAAGGTTAGCTCTGATTTTTACAGAAGCGTTTTTAAATGATCCAACAATAATTTTCGATAGGTTATTGGATGAACCTATTTAAAAAACTACAATATCATTATGATAAAGACACCTATGATGACCACATGATTTTAATTCATGAGATTGATTATGACCTAAATGAATCAGCAATTCATGAAATAATCAAAGACCTGTCTGAATACAACAAGCTGCATGATGAATGGAGCGGTGGGAATCCACTTAATGATGGAAAGTTAAACATAACAATTCTGTCAGAAGCTTACCAGTATTTATCTCCATCAAAAAGACATATTCATTATGATCCGGACTATAAAGTTTACTATGATCCGGAAATCCATGATAAGGCAGACTGGAGACTCTAATCCCAAACGGTTTTTTGGAGCGGTTCGATTCCACTCCTGGGAACAAATCAAATAAATTATGAAAATATTAAAGTTTTTTAATCACGAAATCTGGCGAAAATGCCGCTTTTGTGGTTGTTTTTTCGATCTGCGGGGAAGCCTAGATTATGAATGTTCGGAATGTGGAAAGAAAAACAAAGATTAAAACTATTTAAAGACTATTTAAACACAAAAAATTGAACCAAAATGATCACAAACTCAATTATGCGAGAGCACCTGAATCAGAAATTTACTCCGGAAGAACTTCAGCCCACCATTTGGATGCACACCAATTACAGAACCGGGAACATTTTTGAACTTACCCCGGAAGAACTAGAAAGCCTTTATTACGCTTTTTTCCCAAAGCAGCCAACTATATACGAGGAACTAAACAATCAGTATACACAGCAGCACTTAAAAAGCCTGAGATCGGTTGTTTTAAAAGATGCTCAGTATATCGGATTGTATGATCCTCAGGACTGGACAAATTTTAACCGCTTTATGCTCGAATTAAGTCCCCTGAAAAAGGCTTTAAATAAGTATACTGCTGATGAATTTGAACCCCTGATCAAACAGTTTAAAAGCTTGAGATCAAAATACAATAGATCAGCAAAAATTCCAGGATCTAAAGAGTGGTGCCATAAAAATAGATTACCTCTACCCTCTAAAAACTAAAATGCCCACAATCATACAGACCATGAGCAAGCAGCTTGAACAATTGCAAATATACTCATTATTCTGTATGGCTTATAATAAAATAAATTATTACAAGAGAATTGTAAAAATCCAGGAAATTACGATGGAATATAGATTCCGTCATAAATTAACTTATAAAGAGATTTTTCACGATTACATTGAGCCACAGTTTCATATTTCCATTAGGACCTACGGCACTTATTTAGGAATTCCGGCGAAGCGGGAACTGAAAAAATTACAGGATAAGGAGAAAAACACAGGAAATCAACTAACCTTTAATTTTTAATACAATGGACAAAGTAACACAGGAAAGAATCTCAAAACTACACCCAAGTGTAAGAGAAGAAGTAACAAAAATCATTAACGAATGTAATGCAAGTTTGACCGGTCGTGCTCAGGTCAGAATCTCCCAGGGCTTGAGAACCTTTACAGAGCAGGCCGATCTTTACGCAATAGGCCGAACTAAAACCGGAAAAAAGGTAACAAACGCAAACGCCGGACAAAGTATACATAATTACGGTCTTGCAGTTGATATTGTCCTGATCATTGATGGGAAAACAGCAAGCTGGGATACGGCAAAAGATTGGGACAATGACGGTGTTGCAGACTGGTATGAATGTGTGAAGATTTTTGCCCGTCATGGATGGGATTGGGGTGGAAACTGGAAGACCTTCAAGGATCTCCCGCACTTTGAAAAAAAAGGCTACACCTGGCGGGCCTTATCAGCTAAAAAAAGAGACAACCAAAACTATGTACTATTATGAGAAATAGAGAAAGAGAATGCCTGATCTTAATTGATGATTATGATTACGGTTTTGAAATGCCCACTCCCTGCGACTGTGGAGAATGGTTTGATCTTCACGATGGCTATGGCAGCAAAACTAAAAATGTAACGATATGCAGTAATTGTCATGAGATTGAAGAAGAAATTGAGGATTTCCAAAATGAAATTGATGAATTGAAAACAGCTATTACTAATGGAGAAAATCGCCGTCAAAACAAAAAGCAATTAAAACTTGTAAAGATGAAATTGAAAGAAAAACAAAGCGAATTAATCAAAAGAAAGTTTTAGTCATGAATGTAACAATTAATATTGACTATAGTCAGTTATGTGTGATTAATGGCGTAATGTCGGAACTGGATAAGGTTGTTTTCAATGGACTAAAAAGAAATCTTAAAACAATTGTTTCTATATGTGTTGAATTGAGAGAGAAGCTTTTAAAAAAAGCTATATCTACCCGGATGAACAAAAAAGCCTTTAAACTAAAGTTAAAATATTATATGGCAGAAGCATTATTTAATTATCTGGTTGAATTTGATATTTATTTTGATGCGCTACCTGGAAGCTATGAAGGTAATACACTGACACTTGTCAAAAATCAGTTACATCAGCAATTACAATAAAAGACAGAGCCCCTTAAAAAAGGGGCTCGTTTGTCAAAATAATCCTAGTTATGAATAACTAAAACTGCTTTTCAAAAATAAAAAAGTGATTCTGTGGGAACCCGTAAGGTGGAGCTATTTTTCCTTTATAAATTTACAATGTTAAAATAGTCAAGCAAATATTATTAATTAAAACCGAACCCCAATTTTATAATAGTGGGAGAATGATAATGAAACATTTTTTTGAACTTCAAAGACAAGATCGTAATCTAGCAGCAACTTTGCAAACGTGTTCCAGGGACGAACTTTTGAATCTATTTGCATTAGAAGTATTTGAAAAAAGAGAATTAGAAGAATACAAAGAGAACCAAAAATTCTACACTACAGAACTTGAATGTATTGTAAATTGGGGTGAAAACTGGCTGAAAGACAATTTTAGAGACAATAATCACAGTATTTTAATTACAAAGGATAAATCTAATGTGATTTATACCAATATAGAAAAAACATTTATATGAAAATCTTATTAATATTTACATTCTTTTCTTCATTATTAACTGGCCAGATTAACAGTGCCCGTAGTAAAGGAGCAGTATTTAAGCACCGGCCAGAAAAACCGTATGAAAATACGGATTATTCAGGATTGATTGTGGTAAATAAAACTATGTACGGTCTTCTTTTTGAAGATAAAAAACTTTCCAGCGATGCGAAATTGAGGATTGAAAAGTTCTTTAAACGCCGTTTAAATGGTTATACGGAATTAAAGACGTACCAAATACAGATTTATAAAAAACGCGGTAAATGGTACGTTGGGAACACTGAGATTTAGTCTAACATATTTGTAAAAAGGCCACTTTTGACAGTAATATCATTATATTCACCCTGAGCATCCGGGGTGTTTTTTTTGTTTTTATAACTGCAATTATAAACCAGTATATATTGATCAGAGAGAATAGGTTCAACGTTCAATTCTTCTGTTGAAGGTGTGAGCTTTCCGGTGTCCTGGCTTTCAAATTTCCGGAGGATATCATCTGTAATTTCTTTGTAATCGATGAATTTTAAAGCTTCCTGTGTATTTCTCCCTAAATTGCTTGTATCTCTGTATTGCTCAAAACAAAGTCTGAAAGTTATTGTTGCAGATGGCGGTTTCTGTCGATAATCAATTATCCAGCTTACAAAAATGGCTGGTTGTGGATAAATTTCAAAACTTTCCGGTTCAATATCTTGACCTCCGTATAAATCTATGAATTTAGGATATAAGACCTCTTTAGATCTGTATAGATCCTTTATGCTTTCTTGCTCAAATGTTTCAATAAGTTTTTTATAAAATGCTTTCATTGCCTGTTTATTTCATTGTCTAGTTCACGTGATAAAAATCTTTCGATTCTTCGATTTAACACCATCGAATCACCTAAAAACTGCCTTTTAGGCATTCTAATATTCATTCTCCTGGTATGTGCTTTTACATTTTGGGTACCACTTCGAGAAGATCTCCCGCTTCTTGCCCTCCTAGTATGTGGTTTTACATTTGCAATGTTATTGATTTGCCCCCCTTCGTTGTGAATTTTAGCGTAGGGAACATCAGTTCCTATGTAAACATAATAGTTTCCCTGCGATATCTTCCGGATGCTTCGTTTTAACCTCCCGGATCTTACAAGGATCGAGCCCCTTGACGGCCGTTTTCGTGGTTGCCAGGCTTCACGGTTTTGATTTATCCAGTTTTTTTGAACAAACCTTTCTTTGGAAAAATTAACGGCTATCACACCGACCTGCCCTATACATCTATTCAGGAATGCAGCTCTGTTTACTCTGTCTAGTTTTCGAATAAAATCACCTTGAAATTCTATATCCATATTAAGAAGTTTCTACATTTCGCATTACTCGCATCATTGATTCATTAAACCAGTCTTCAACATCTTGTTTTGTCATTCCCTTGAATTCATCATTTTTAACATTGATTCCTCCACTGTTTAATGAACCAATTGTTATTGTAATGTTTCTAACCTGTTTTGCATCACCTGCAACCTTATTAACACCATCTTTAAGCTTTTTCTTCTTTTCTTTGTCTGGCGGAGGAGGCTCTGTAAATGCGCCTCCTGTTGTACCGTACAAAGAATCTGGCTTTTTAGGACCTAATAATCTTTCAGTATGAGCTTTCATCGCATCGAGATATTCAGGTCTTTTTTTCTCTAGCGCTTCTTGTGGAGTATCTACCAAGTTCATATCTTCGCGGAACTTTCTGACGGAACCCTGCATGTCTTTTGCAGCTGCACCCAGTGATCCAGGTAAATAAGAAAGAAGTTTTAAAAGTTGTTCAATAGGCTGTATAAGTACATCTAAAAGTACAATTCCAATTCGTTCTAATCCTGCAATTATACCTCCATCTTTAAAAGCACTTTTAATACTGTCCCAGTGATCATAAAGTAATTTAAGTGCAGAAATTACCCTTCCGATTGGACCCATAAACAGAAGTAATGTAGCTCCCCACTCATCATATTTTTTAATTGCCAGGACAATAATTGCAACAAGTGCTGCTATCCCAAGAATGATCCAGGTTACCGGATTGGCTAGTAATGCTGAGTTCCATGCCCAGGTAGCTACTGTAAGAATTCCTAGTGTAACAGTAAAAGCACCAAAAACAGGTATTAGAGTATCCACATTTTTATACATCCATTGAAATAGCGGCGTTACTTTTTCAAGAGCAGCAGTTACATATGGAAGTGCCGCCTGCCCCAGTTTAATCATTGAGGCTTTAATATTATTCTGAATTACCTGATACTGCTCCATCGGTGTAAGTGAATCAATGTATGCTTGATCAAGTGATCCTTGAGCTCCTGCTGTTGCAATTGTTGCCTTTTTTAGCCCTTCGATATCCTGTGCAAGTGTTCCAAATCCTAACGCTGTCGACTGGTCAAAGCCTAGTTTACTAAGCTTTTTTACTTTTTGTTCATCAGTAAGGCCATCCATTTGCTTATTAATTTCCGCTACGATATCAATAAGGGGCCGTATCTTTCCAGTAGCATCGAAAATGTTTATGCCTAATGACCTGAATCCACTAATATATTTTCCGGTTTTGCTGTCTGTTTTTCCCATTGCAATATCAGCATTAGAAAGGGTTCTCATAATACCTTCCAATGCTGTAGATGACTGCTCCGCACTTAGTTTTGTTGTTAATGACGCGTAAGCTCCGGCGGTTGATTCTAGTTCATAACCAATGCTTCGTGCAAGTGGTATGACCTTTGGTAGATACTTTGCTATATCCTTAAATTCTGCATTACCTTCTTTTACTGTTTCAAATAGGACATCATACACCTTGTTAATATCTTTTCCTGAAGACATCATGGTGGCAATCCCCGCGCTGGCAACAGTTTCAACATCTGTAAAACCAGCTTTTGCTGCTCTCATTGTTGGTTCCAGTGCTTTCAGGGATTGATTCACGTCAAGACCAGCACTGATGATCCTTGTGAATGCTTTTGGAACTTCATCGATATCAGATGCGTTTTTTGCTCCAATATCCAGGAGCTGATCAGACAGTCCCCGAAGTTCTTTTTTTGAGAGTCCGGCAGTAACATTAATTTCAGCCATTTTCACCTCCCAATCATTGGCCATTTTAGTGGCTTTACTCAGGAAGCCAAAAGCTGCCAAAAATGCTGTTCCAAAAATAACTGAAGGATTTTTAAGTTTATCCAGGGCTCCGTCCAAACCTGGCACCATATCGATCAAAGATTTATATTTTCTTTTCATGTTATCGACGCTCTGGTTCCATCTATTTTGCAGACGTTGCAAGCCATTATTAAATAATTTTGCAGAAAGGTCTACAAGCATCATTAATTTTGTAGTAGCCATATTTATTATTTTATTTTGATGCCGGTTCTTTGTTTAGCATCATCCTTATTCAAATTATACCAGTCAAGGATCTCAAGGCCTTCCATTTTGTTGTTAATATTGACTTTAACAATTACAGCCCGGTCCTCATAGAATTTTATATAGTTGGATCCGAATGTTTCTTTTTCATATTCATTCAGCCACACTTCATCCGGGCTGTTAAGAATATCTTTAAGGTGTGGAAATATCTGGTGTTTATCTTCTTTCAGGGCTTTTCTTGAAGTATTGCTTTTGAATGTCTTTTCCGGAAGTACCATTTTTCTGCCCATATAATCAGTGAATCCCATATATTCAGAATCCTTTTCTTTTTTAAAGAGCTCTTTTACATTTTCTACGGTGATCGTTTTGTCTAAATTTATAGGCTTTAAATTCCCCTTTAAATCACTCCATTTTTTCAAATCATACTGGTCGTAAGTCATTTTAATTAAATCCGCAGCAAATCCCTTATTTTCACTGTAAAATTGTTTTTTAGTAAAGACTTCTTTCAAATCTCCCCGGTTAATTTCAAATTGAGAATTTCTAAATTTTACATCTCTGGAGTACAGGAGTTCTGTTCCGGTTCTTCCTGATATCGGTTTTCCGGATCCGACATATTGTAACATTTCACATCTGCATCCATAGCCGTTTGGTGGCCAAAGTTTCATCGCTTCTTTATCGTCCAGGGAAAAAATTTTTCCGTCAAGTATTTGGTGAGATTCCCTTACATTTTCGTCTCCCACAGTCTGATACTGCACAAGATTTGTAACCGTATCTTTTTCAGCCATAAATCTGACGTATGCCGCTGAATTTTGTCCTACGGAAATACTCAGGTTGTATTCTGTCTGCAAATACCTATTGTTTAAATCTTCGGTTTTTTCAAGACATAATCTTTCAAAGTCATTAAATTCCCGGATTCCCTTATCTCCATTTGTTATCAGCTCTGTCATTGCTGCATATCTGGCCTCTGTTTTACTTGCTGAAAATTCAAACACATTGTATTCCATCATTTGTAATACAAGCTGATCTGGCCCTGTGTATGGATTAAATGTTTTAAAATTATCTCTTAAGGCGTTTATCATGAGTAATGCTTCAGATGCAATCAGCTGGCCTTTTGCACCAAGAATATTATTTTTGTCATATACAGCACGAATAAGTTTTTTAACAAGAGATTTTATGTTTTCACCAGAAAATACATCTACCGGTTCGTTATGTTTACCACATGTGCAGGTAAAGTCATATCGATCTGGTTTATTACTGGCGATTACCGGAAAATATCCAGCTGCTATTTTTGAACCTTTATCCTGGTTCAGAGTTTTTTTTTTGCCTTCAATAGGAATATTAAAAGTTTGTGAGATCCACTCCTGTTGCACATCATATCCATTCGTAATTAAACCATTGGTGATCGTCCATAGTTCAGTCAATGAAGTTTCTTGTTCGGCTGTTTTCCATTCGAAAATGTCATCAGTATCTACATTATAGCCTTGCAATTTCATCAGAGGAAATAATTGATCCTGTATGACAAACTGACTTTTCCTTTTGTCGGCCTGAGCAATCCGATTGTCTAAAGATCTTTCATGTACTTCAGTTTGTGCCCTATTAGTTCCCTGGTCACTCAGCATTGTAGAACCTACCAATATTTTAGAGATCTCATTTGAATTTGCCTGCATAAACTGTGCGTAGACCTGATAAGCATCCTGCCTGTTTGCTTCCTGGAACTTAATATCTGTTCCTAACGGAAATGTTCCAACGGATGCTTGTCCTAAGTTCAAAAGCATCTCATGAACTGCATCCACAACTTTGGCATCTGTGGTATTAGTTGTGGCAGTAATCAAAGGCATTCCGAATTTTTCACAGAACTCTGCCCAAGCCTGCATGACATTACGCTTCCAGATTAAGTTAGGTATTATGTTATTAATTATACCCAAATTAAAATTTTCACCAATCTGTAAAAGCCACGGATCAAAGGCGGGGTTGCTATAGTCTACAAATTGAGGTTTTGTGATATCTGGGAAAATCTTTTTCCGGGTAGGTACCACATTACGGCGTGGAATAAAGTTGAGCTCTATCTTTTCCCCCTGGAAGGAAAGAAATTCAGCGACATTAGTTCCCCTTATCGTTTCATCAATAGTGCCGTCAAGAAATTTATAAAACCATTGCTGCTGCAGAATGAAGGTGATTTCTTCATTAACTTTTTTTGTTTTGCGGTTAATCACCTGGTAATCCGTGTTCAATGTAGAAGATTTTCGCATCTCTATTTGTGATTGAAGGTGGCCATCTGTCATCAGGTCATCAACCAGATCATGATAAAGACTGAATTTCGGATCCTCAATATTCGTTGCAGCAACTATAGATTGTCTCCATTTTTGAATGTCTTTCCGGCTGTTGTCTTTGAAGCTTTCAACCACCTGCATGATTTTAGGATTATTCCTGCTGGCTTTCTTTTTTTCTTGAACCACAGAAACGGGCGTATTTTTACGTGTTATATCAAAACCTAGTATTCTCATAGGAATTATTTTAAAGTGTTTTAAAATTGAGTTTAAACGCTATTTAAACATTGTTTTTACCACCGGTTGTTGTCGGGGGTGTATTTGGAACTGATTTTTATACCTACCATATTGTTACCGCCGCTGTCTTTGATCGGTGGCAAATCGGCTGTGTTTTCCCCTTTAGCTACCAGTTTAAGCCAGTCAATGGCATCCTGATAACGCTGTGCTCTAATTTCGGGCATCTTACGGGGAAATGGCGTGTACAGGTGATACAGGGCACAGTCAAGGGTGATCATTACGATATGACTGTTTCTCTCAGATCCGGTTTTGGAAAAGATCAGCTGAACATCATATTTACCGGAGAGGTAATTTTTAACCTGATGTATTGCCATTTGTTCAGCGGATCTGAGTTTGGTGTCAGAATAATCCTCAAGAAGAATGTCTTTTATTTCAGTGCGCACCAGTACGCTGTAATCGTCATCTGTTATAAACATAATTAAAATCTGTTTGGGTTACGGTCTTGAAGCTCCTTCCGGCTTGTTGTCCGTGGAGGTATTTTATTTTTAGCAGCAGCAACGTTCAATTTGCTGATAGCACTTTGCATGGCATCCGGTCCGTCATCATGAGCACCACTTCCCTGTGAGAATGCAAGCAGCTGATTAACGAGTTCGTGGGTGTCTGTGGATTCTTTTTCTTTTTCATTAAACCAGATGTTTCCACGTTGGAAATATCCCTGCATGCTTTCGATACGGTCAAATTTTCCGGACTTTGTTTTTTCGTCAGCCACTACCGGAACATACCAGCCCATTTCATCACCAACGGCATCAAAATCGCTCACAAATTCATCCTGGGCAAAAAGACCTTCGATGTAATAAGAAATATTATATGAAAGCAGATTATGATCCTGTACATATTCATACAGCCATTTTGCTACATTGTATCTTGAGGTCTGTCGGACAAATGAATTTAGCACATGAAATTCTCGTCCAATTTTTCCGGCAAAGATCATGGCCTTAAAATCTCCTTCATTTTTGTAGGAAAGGTCACCATAAAAGACCAGGGCATCATATGAGACAAACTTTAAGCGGGGTTTATACTGGATCCATTCATTTTTAAAAATTTTCCCTTCTACAATGTGCACGTGCATGTACTCCCGCATGAATGACCGGTAAGGTGTGGAAAGATATTTTTGTTTCCAGTAGGCTGCTGATGTTTTCTCAGGCCAGTTTGGTTCAAATGTGGTCAGGTCCTTTACAGCCGGAACAGTAAGGGTGTAGAAATTTGATTTTATACCGGCTTCTTTCAGCTTTTTGGTAATCACCTTAAATTCTTCCTTCAGCTTGTTGATCAGCGTATTTTTATGAAAGTTGTTGTTTGCCACAATAAACCGGCGATATGGCGACCCTTCATCAAAGGTTCCTTTGGCATCCTCCCAGGCAAAGTCAAATAATTTGTCGGACAAATCATCATTATTTACCCGTTGTCTGGTATCTACATCATCAAAAACAATATAATCCGGACGTGAAGATCCTTCACGCAGTCCCCTGGGAGATTGTCCCGGTGTGGAAGTCATGAATTTAGCTCCATCAGTTGTGGTAAAATCCCCTTCGGACCAATCGCCAAATTTGAATTTTTTTCCGTAGTAGTGTACAAACTTTTGATTGTAACTGAATTCTGCCTGAATATCAGAAATAAGCTTTTTGGCCTTCTTATCAGTCTGACCAAAAAGAAGCATAAATTTAAGCTGCCCCGTAACGTATAGATACAAAGGAATTCCCAGATCAATATGTACAGACTTAGCGCCTGAACGGTAGATTTCCGCCAGGACATCACAGACAGGATTTTTAATGATCAGATCTGCCAGTTTCTTATGATACCAGGCACACTTTACTTTTGCGTAGTGCGGGAACATTTCCTCAAACCAGGTGATATAATCCTTTTCCCATTCTAAACGCTGTTTTCTTCTTTCGGTTGGGGTCTCATTAGGATTCAGTCCGGAACCTGTTGACTGTTTTATGCCTTTACAATGCTCATCATAATCCAGGAGCATTTTTTCATAGACTTTTGTCAGCTTAAAATCATGCGTACTCATTACTGTTCCTGTTGTGCTTTATATAGAAGAAACATTTTATGCCACTCAAGAAATGAAATAGCAGCTTCCGGATCCTGAACCGCCATCCAGGAATCAAATTCTTTTAATACTGCCATTACGATCTGAGCAGAAACTTTATCAGAAAGTAATTCGATAGCTTTTGTTACTGCTGCTATTGCCTTCACATCAATTTTAGATTCCTTTCCCTCAGCAAGATCACTGAGTTCATTCATTAAAACATTTTTGATGTTATTGGGTGCTGTCAGGTGCCGCTGTCTTTTTTCGTCCCAGGATATATCACCCTGTATTCCTTTGCGCCATCGCCCTATAGTCTGTTCTGTTAAGTCTGTAGCGGCTGCAATTGCTTTTGCAGTCATTCCTTCCTCCACAAAAAGTTTCTCAGCATACGCACGCATCGGTTCATTATTCACTCTTTTTGCCATTGATACACTTTTGGACAAACTTCCAAATAAACAGAAGTCTTTTTTTAAAAAGTGGCAACCGTTGCGGAAGATTTATTAAGCCTTTAATCTGTGTTTTAAGTTTGCTGAAAATCAATCGAACACATGATATTCGGAATTAAAGAAAACACGCTTACGATGTATGGAACCATTTGGGAATATGATGGTCAGGACTTCGTCTACTATTTGAATATGCTTGAAAGCAAGTATTCTGAAATTACCATCAGAATGCACACCTACGGCGGGAGTGTTTTTGCCGGAAACCTCATGTGTAACGCTATTGAAAGATCCAGTGCAGACATTACAATTATTGTAGATGGATTAGCTGCCTCGATGGGTGCGGTTATCATACTATCCTCCAAAAGAGTGAAAATAGTTAATAACGGATACGTGATGATTCATGCACCCTCTAGTGGCTCCTATGGAAATGCAAAGGATCATGAATCAAGTGCAAAGCTTTTGCGCCTGATGGAAGATAATTTTGAACATAAGTTAATCTTAAGAACAGGAAAATCAAAAGAAGAAGTCAGAACGTGGCTAGATTCAGACACCTGGCTAAGTGCTCAGGAAGCTTTAGATCTGGGACTTGTTTCGGAAGTAATTCCGGCATCAATAGATACAGTCTACCCTTCATTTGTACCTGAAGAGGTGGGAGAAACAGAAGTTTTCAATATGTATGCTGCTCTGCTTACATCTATTCCCACTCCTGCTGTAAGTGCTTTTATGGGCTTTCCTCAGATTCAACAACCGCAACAACAAGTTCAATCAAATTTTAACGACAATATGAAACAGTTATTAATCTCTGCGTTTGCCCTGAAGGGAGTTAACGCACAAAGTTCTGATACAGCAGTATTGGACGCATTACAATCAGAATTTTCAGCATTGACAACCGCAAAGAATGTCGCTGAAACAGCCAAAACGACCGCAGAAACTAAGTTAAAAGAGTTTGAAGACGGAAGAATCAAAGGTATTATTGATGGTGCTGCCGCCAGTATCGGAAAGCCATTTACTGATGAGGAAAGAAAAACGTATGAATCCATCGGCGCCACTTCCGGAGTGGAGGCTCTGGAACTGGTTTTCAAAAATGTAAGTAAACCTCAGGCTCCTAACATTTCAGCAGCTATTCAGACAGGTGCGCAAGGTTCAGCCTCAACCGTTGGCCGTGATAATTGGGATTTTGCCCAATGGCAAAAAGAGGATCCGAAAGGACTAGAGAAGCTGGCTACAGCTGAGCCGGAAAAATTCAAAACATTGTTTAACGCTAAATATCAATCATAACATGGAAGAATTTCAGGAAGGATTGTGGACAAAAACCTATGTAGATCCACAATTACTAGAAGACTTCAGAAACTATAATGATAATTTCATTGCTGTACTGAAGAGACCTAATGTATCGGCAATTGATACCGATGGTATTAAATTTAATAAACTGGTTAATAATGTTGGTTTTGTTGTGAATGCAACTACCGATTTTACCGCTCAATCAATGCCTGGTCAAAAAACACTAGTAGAGTGGGATAAATTGGATACAACACCAACGGCTTATACAGATGCAGAGCTCCGAGCGATGGCATTTGATAAAGAAGCAGGTATCAGAGTAGAGCATACCAATTCATTTAAATATGGTGTAAGGGATTACGCTCTCAATAAGTTGGCCCCAAAGGAGCACAAACCTGGTAAAATGCCAGTAATCAAAACAACGGGTGAAGAATTTGAGGGCAGAAAACGACTTACTTATAACGACTTAAATAGATTTCTATTTGTTGAAATTAATAAATTGGGGCTTACCCAAAAAGATCAGTTCTATTTTGTATTGAATGATGATCATAAGGCGGATCTTGTCTTTGATAGAGCCAATACAAACAATTACCGTGATCTTGAAATTGACAAAAACACAGGGGAGTTAAAGAGGTTTTTCAACCTGAATATTTTTGAAAATACTGCGGCTCCTACCTATAATGCAGCAGGTGTATTGAAATCAATGGGAGCTACAGCAGCAGCAGGAGACCAGTTAGCATCTACCTTCTTTTATGCGCCGAGCACAGTGTACCATATTGAATCGGTTACGACACTCTTAAAACCAATGGCACAAGATACCCGTTCCAAAAATCCAACTTCGGAATTAAGACTGCATTGTTACGGGCTTTGTGATAAACGCCAGGAGCATGGCTTTGGTGCCATTATTTCTGCTAATGTAACACCCTAAAAACTCAAGTTATGACAAAAGCACAGAAAGAATATGCAGAGAAGTTCTTTAAGGAATTTCCGGAAGTTAAAGAACTTCATTTGAATCCACAGGGCGAATGGTTCACGGATATCAATTACGCTAATAACAGCCTTCCGAAAAAAGAGGAAGGTAAAAAGGAAAGTAAAATCGAAACGATCAAAAAAGGTCAGAAGATTGATGCTTCAGATGAACCTAAATAAATTACAACGATGTCAAACATAAACGGTGTTAATTTTAAAAAAGGAAAAGTAGGTGCTAACAGGTTAGGGAGTGATGATGCCATCAGTGGAATCATTCTAACCGGGCCAAAACCTACAGGTATTGAATTTAGTACACCTACAACGGTGTATAACATTAATGATGCTGAAAGCTTAGGCATTACAAGAGAATATGATACGGCAAACAATGTCAACGTTTTTGAGCATATTTCGGAGTTTTTCCGATTTGCGCCTGCCGGGACTGAGCTTCACCTTATTATTGAAGAGCAAACAAAAAAACTGGTAGATCTTTGCGCAGATCCTGCAAAAAAACTGATGACAGCTGCTGATGGAAAAATAAAGCAACTTGCTGTCGGATTAAACCTGCCGGTTGCAGCCACAATTACACTGCTTAATGGAGTGCCTGATGACGTTTATAATGCCATTGCTAAAGCTAAAGAACTGGAAGAATGGTCCGAAGATAACTTTATGCCGGTTTCTGTTTTTCTTGAGGGCTACGCATATGGAGGAACTGCTGCCAGTTCCGCTAATCTGAGAGATCTCGAAAATTTATCAGCGGAAGGGGTTACCCTTGTTATCGGCCAGGATTATGATGTCGCTTCAAAGAAAACCGGACATGCACAAAAGTATGCGTTTATAGGTACTGTTTTAGGGGTTTGTGCCTCGTGCTCCGTTAACCAAAATATTGGAGAAAATGAAACTAAGAACCTAACGCACGAATCAAAAAAGCTGCTTGTTAATCCTGGATTATCCAATCATAAAACCACCAAAGAACAATATTCTGACCTTCAAACTTTAGAAAATAAAGGATATGTCTTTGGACTTACCTATACCGGAATGGCGGGAGTGAGATTGAATAATGATCACGTGTGCTGTCCGATTATCCTCGATGAAGACAATAATATCAACGAGCACACAGTGGCTTACGGAAGGACGGCAAAAAAAGCCAGGAGAGCACTAAGAACCGTCTATCTGCCTAAAGTGAAAACTGATCCGGCAGTAAATCCGGAAACAGGAAAGCTCTTGCCAGGTGTTGTGGTTGCTTTTGAAGCAATCGGGGATGGTGTTTTTGCAGACATGGAGCGTGCCGGCGAAATTTCCGGAGGTAAAGCGTATGTTGATAAAGACAGTGATGTGATTGTAAAAAAAGTCCTTAATGTAGGATTTAAGATTGTCCCAAAGGGAAACATCGGTGAAATCAACGGAACTATTAATCTGAAAACACAATTATAATAATGAGTGATATTATCAGAAACGGTAAAGCCTATGACAGTGTTGATGTCAAGGTTCAAATCAATGGTGTTCCAATTGAGGCGAAATCAGTAAGCTACGGAAACGAGCAGGAACACCAGTTAAACCATACTTTGGGTATCAATGCAACATCATGGTCATGGGGAAAGAAAACTCCTTCCGCATCCATGACCTTAATGATGGCGGATCTGGTACCGCTAGAGCGTGCCGCAGGTGGTGATCTTTTGAAGGTTAAGCCTTTTACCATTACGGTAGAATTTGTCAATGAATTTAATGCAATTATCGTAGATAAGATCATTGCTAAATTCCAGAGTAACGGGCGCGAGGTCACCGGAGATATGGGGCTAGAAAAACAATTTGATCTATTTGCCTTAAAAGTGGATCTGGACGTTTTCCCATAATGTTAAAACAATTAATTAATCTTTAAATAATCTTTAAAAATGTCTTTACAAGAAATAAACCAAGAAACAAAAGATGCTTACAAAAAAGAGCATGGTGATAAACTTAAATCTTTAATCCTACCATTGGATGATGATTCAACAGAAGAAATTGAAGTGCTGGCCGTTGTACCTTCCCGATCTGTTGTAGGACAGTCAATGAAATTTATGAATACGGATCCTAAAAAAGGTCAGGAGATCTTAGTGAAAAATTGTCTCCTTACCGATAAAGAACGTGTATTAAATGATGATGGACTTTTCTATGCTGCTGCTGGGTTGATCTCTGAACTGATTCCGATCAGACAGGGAAAGTTTGGGAAAGTTTAGAAAGCTCCGGTCTAAGCTACAACCAGGAAAGCGATTTGTATATGAAGGCAGATGCACTGATCAGTCATTTCCTTCATATACCTTTCCCGGAGGAACTCGATGACGACACCTGGGCATTAAAGTGGGGCCAGATCGGATGGCTGGCAGATATGGGAATTTTAAGTGTTAAAAAGCTTCAGTAATGAATAATGGGGACTCAATAGTGATCAACTTAGCTGCAAGGTATGCAGCTGCTTTCGGAATTATGGCCATTAATAACAAGATTAATCAAGCTGTGATCAATCGCGAAGAGAATAAATATAATATCGAAATTTATGAAGACTATGACCCTGCTTTTGAAGAGGTAACGATGTCTTACGGTTCCAACGATGATAAAGTTTCTCTCAAGTTCGCAAAGATGCTGGAAGGATCCGGAGACGGTTCCATCTACGCTCCACCACTCATGATGAACTTCAGCCGTGAAAAAAATCTTATTGAAACGCAGGTGTCAGGTAGTGATATGGTAGTTATTGAACGATGGGGAACCAAGCCCTGGAACATCGACATCAGAGGAATATTAGTAGATATTGAAAACCGTAAATATCCTACAGAGCAGGTCAAAAAATTGTGTAAATTCTTTGAAAACAACTCTACAATAGCTGTGATTGGTGAGCAGTTCCTTGAAAAAGATATCACGTCAATTTATCTCAAAGATGTTTCCATAACTTCAGTAGAAGGATTTCAAGACACTTTACAGTTTACATTATCTGCGTCAAGCATCAATGAAGTGACTTTTTCGCTCATAAATCCAAATCAATAAATATGTTATCCCACTACTATAATATTGATATCAGAATCACCATAGCTGATCGTATCCAGTTTTTTGTTGCAAAGTCAATCAAAATTGAAAGCAGTATCGAAAAATTTTCTGATACAGCAAATGTTGAACTGCCACGAGAATTTAAACAAGCAGTTGAAAATGATAAGAGACTTTCGCTTGAGAGAAAAAATCTGCTTGAATACCTTAAGGTTGGCGATTCTATAATAATTGAGGCAGGGTATAACGGTGATATCTATACTGAATTTACAGGCTATATTTCTGAAATTGGGGCTGAAATTCCGATCATTATCGAGTGTGAAGATGAAATGTATAAACTAAAAAAAATGCCCCTGATCAACCATACATTTAAGTCAGCGAGTTTAAAAGAAGTATTGAGTTTCATCGCTCCTGGATATCAGATTAATGCACTGGATATGCCGGTGGGAAAATACATGATAGAGCGTGCCACACCCTACAAGGTCATTGAAGATCTGAAGGATAAATACGGGGTTCGTTGCTTCTTTAAAGGAAAAGTCCTTTATGCCGGTCTGACTGTTGATTTTAAACCACAAGTAATGCATGATTTCACATTTGGAAAAAATATCCGTGAAAGTACAGATCTGAAATACAAAACCAAAGAAGGTCGCAAACACTTTGTAAAAGCTGTTTCTATGCAGAAAGGAAGTGCAGATAAAAAAGTCACCTACGAGTTTGGGGATGTTGGTGAAAGTGAAATTTCTCTTCATGCTCCATTGAATCTTAATAAAGAGCAGCTGAAGGAGTGGGCAGAAAAGTATTATAATTCAGTTGTTTTTGATGGCTATGAAGGAAGTATTGATGGGTGGTTTTATCCACGTACCGAAGTCGGAGAAGGTGCGAATGTAAAAGATCCTAATTACCCGACAGGATATCGGGATGGTCAGTATTTCATTGACGGAGTGACCACAACTATTGATGATTCAGGAGGAATAAAAAGACAAAATAAAATATCATTTAAAATTAAAAGCAATGAAGAATATAATCGGCCTACTTATGGTCATATTACTGTTACTCCCCGGGTGCAGCGGGGTAAAAAAAAGGTTGTCGGATCTACCACCTCCAAAAGTCGTAAAGGATAGCATTTTCACAACGAAAACAGTTACTATAAAGGTAAAAGATACTATCCTGGTTTCTGTTCCGGACAGCCTTTATTATGAAGCTTACATCGATTGTGTTAATAATAAGCCGGTGCTCCGGGATCCTAATGAGAAAAACACAAAAGGAATTAATTCTGATATTAATCTAAAGGATGGTAAACTTAGTATTTTAATTACCACTGAAGCGCAAAAGATCTTTATGAAATGGAAAGAAAAATACATACAGGAAAATAAAGAACATACCAGAACAGTCCAGGTTCCTTATCCAGTAGTCGAAAAAGTGAAAGTCCCTGCGGAGTTCACATTTTTTCAGACTCTTTATCTGTTTTTAGGTAAAATACTGTTCTTTGGTTCATTAGGCCTTCTTATATATAAAATACCATGGAGAAGTTTATTGAAGCTATTAGGGCTGTAAGCGAAAATGCTCTGCCGGTTAACCGGTATACTTCCATTGGAACTGTGACGGAAATAAGCGGCTTGACCTGTACCGTTGAACGCGAGGATCTACCGCCTCTTTTGGATGTACGTCTCAATGCGATTGATAAAAGTTTTGATGACTGTATTCTGATTTATCCTGCTATAGGTTCTCAGGTTCTTTGCCTGGTTGTAGAAAATGAACCTGCGGAAACTGCTGTGGTTAAATATACTCAAATTGAAAAAGTGATCATTAATATCGGCGGGGCACATTTTGAAATGTCAGGCGGAAAGTTTGAATTAAAAAATGAAAGCAGTGATCTGAAACAAATTTTATCCGATGGCTTTACTCAGTTAAAAAATGCAATTATTACAACTCCTTCCGGCCCCGGACAATTTTCAGATGTTGACAAAAAAAAATTTGAAAATCTCAAAAGTAAAACCGAAAATCTCTTTACATAATGCCATTAAACGACATACAATTTATACAGAACGTAGTGGATCTTCAGACAGAAATGGAAGGTCAGATTGACAGAACAGCCGCGAAACAGAAATATGCCGAAAAGTTATTACAATTGATTAAAGCTTATTTAAAAAGTGGTACAGTAACAATAACAGGAACCAGCAATCAGGGAGCATTTACAGGAACCGGCCAAATATCATGAGGAGAAAAGACATTCAAGTAAATGAAAACCATGAACCAATTATAAAAAATGGTGATTTCGTGGTAGGTGAATCAGATCAGCAACATGTGATTGATATCACTTTTGCCCATCCGGGCGAGTACAAGGCGTTCCCGATGTTAGGTTTCGGAGCTGTTTTACAGCTTAAAAAAAACAAGAATGATTATCAGTTTAAACGCGATTTAAAAATACAGCTTGAGTACGACGGATATAGCAATCCTGACATTGATCTCTCAAAAGGTTATGAAAACTTGAAAATCAATATATGAAAGAATTACTTATATATAAAAAGCATGCTATTACTTTATTAGCAGCAGTAAAAAAACCGGCAATAGTCCTGCCGACATTAGGACTTATGACATTTTCAGATTGTCTATTAGGCGTTTTTCTATTGGTGGGACTTATGACCGTAGACTTTGTTACTGGGGTGCTGGCTTCCTGGAATATGTGGAAAAACTCAAAGATTGAAAGCAATTTCTGGAAGTATGGTTTTTCAAGTTCCAGAATCAGATTATCAATTATAAAGAGTGTTACTTATTTTCTTTTTATCATTTGTTCATATGGTGTAGAAGTAATATTTAGGATTAAAAGTTTTGGATCAAATAACTATACTGATCATGAATTAACATTATCACTATTATCAATAGCTATCGCATGTTCAATTGAATTTTACTCAATTTTTTTTGAGAATCTACCGAAGGCCGGTTTTGATATTTGGGGTTATTTTAAGAAGATCACATCAAAGATAAAATCCGGAATAACCACTATAAAAGATATTACTGATGGAGACAATAACAGTACTACATAATCAATCTCTATTAGATATTGCAATTCAATACACTGGTAAGGTTGAAAACAGCTTTAAAATAGCTGTATACAATGATGTTTCAATGTCTGACAGTTTGCCCCCAGGTGCAACTATTACTATCCCGGATGACGTTGAAAAAGATCAGGATGTTATAAATTATTTTTCATATCACGGTTTTCAACCAGCCACAGACTTAATAGATGATTTAATTGAAGTAAAACCATTATCCGGGATAGGTTACTGGGAAATAGAAACAACATTTGAAGTACAATGAGAACTATTGACGAAATTTACAACAGCTTACTGGAAAGAAAAGCAATTTATCCGGATCTTGATGCTTTAGATTCCCCCTCTAAAGCCTCTATATGGAGTAATATGCTCTATGTCTTTGCATTTTCAATATGGACACATGAGCAAATATTTGGAGAACATAAACAGGAAATATCACAACTGATCAACGCCGAAAAATCGCATACACCAAGGTGGTACAGAACAATGGCTTTAGCCTTTCAATATGGTTTTCCACTATTAATTGATTCTGATCAGTTTAATAATACAGGACATACAGAAACACAGGTTTTATCTTCGAAAATAATAAAATATTGTGCAGTTACCGAGGCGGTAAATGAAAGCCGCCTGATTATAAAAATAGCTACAGAATCCGGAGGAATACTACAACCAATCACAGAAGATCAAAAAACAGCTTTTGAATACTATATTTCTGAGATCCGGGATGCAGGGGTTCAAACAACAGTGATTAACTACCTCCCGGATAAACTTCAGGTGTTTTTAAAGATTAAAAGAGATCCCAATGTAATTGACTCTAATGGGGTTTCAATAATTAATGGAAATATGCCGGTCAATGATGCTTTAAAGCAGTTTATGAGGGAACTTCCTTTTAATGGAGAGCTTATTCTTAATAAAATGGTGGATAAACTACAAGTATTGGAAGGTGTTATTAATCCACATTTAATAACCGTTAAAACGGCATGGATTGATCCGGAAGTGGGTAGCTATGGAAATTTTGAAAGTATTGAAATCTCAAAAATTCCCATGAGCGGATATTTTACAATTGACTTTGAAAAAAGCGTAATTGAATATGTGGTATAATTTAAATGGACAGCGTTTGATCCTTCAAACCTTACCAACCTTTTTAAGGAAAGGAGTTATGAATTCCTTTTTAGCATTGATATCAGATGAAATTACAGATCTTAATTTTAAGTTTCAGGCAAATAGAATCCAAAATATTACCAAGATTACGCATAATTCACAGGTTTGTAAGCTACGAAAAATATTGAATGACACCTTTGATGATCAGCGCAGAATAAAAATAATTGATGGTGTCTTGAAAAAACCAAAGTATATCTATACTGACGCTGAGCAAAAACCAAGATGGTTGGGTGAAATGGTAATATATACAAAATTGGAAACAGATGGGAATGGAATTGATTTTACTGTAATAATTCCCGGGGAACTTAAAAATTATCAACTTGAAATAAGCTCCTTAATAGACTTTTACAAATTAGCAGGAAAACACTATAAAATAATAGTAGATGAAAACATTTGATTTTAACCAGACAGGTGGTTTTAAACTTGTTACAGAGGTGCTCGCAGGATTGCAGGAAGCTTATTCTATATTCAATGGTGTAGCAAGAATGGCAGGAGATAAAGCCATTTTATCAGGGTGCAATGAATTGGGAACAAATATTAATGATGGTGTAGTAGTAATTAGTGGCGAGACACTTGAATTTAAAGGTGGAGTTAAGCAGCCAACGGTCATTATTAAAGAAGAAATAAAGGATGCTCAATATGAAAATGGGACTCTCAAACCTTTCGAAACCTACAGATACGCTACTTTTGGTTACTCTTCAAATGCTTACAATTGGATAGATTTTAAAAGAGTTACACCATTAAACAGTATCGAAGAAAGGCTTCTAAAACTTGAAAAAGCCTCCGCACCAATCATTGAAGGTGGCGCGCGTGTGCTATGGCTGAAGCCTGCTAATACAATTCCGGCGGGGTGGGTTGAGGATACCGATTTTAAAGGGAGATCTCCTGTAGGGCTTGATCTCCTTGATGACGATTTTAATGAAGTTGGTAAGCCAGGAGGGTCCAAAACACACTCACTTTCAATTGGAGAGTTACCCAAGCATAGATTTAAAATATTTGGTGGTAGCGGAGTTAATACTTCAAAAATTACAGATAACACTGATGGAACTGCTGCCGCTTTTGGAGATAGTCCGTCATCCAACGAAGATTGGAATTATGAAATTACTTCGGCTAATGGTGATGCGTACGCTGGAAATACCAATCCTCTAGGAGGAAACCAAGCACATAATAATATGTCACCTTACAGAATTGTAATTTATATTAAATACATAGGATAATAATGAAAATTTCAAAACTAAACCTGAGACAATTATTTGCGAAAGGATTAAAACCTGCTCAGGAGGCTTTTTACAATTGGCAAGATTCATACTGGCATAAAGATGAGTTGATTGATATTTCTTCAGTTAAAAATCTTCAAACTAGTTTAGATCAAAAATTAGATTTAAGTGTACAAGATACTTTATTAACTGCTTTTGATAAAGCAGTGGATGAATTGACAGATTTAGCACAAAGTGCTTATAAAGGTATTGCAGAAGCTGCTACTGTGCCACCAACAACCGGTGTTTTTTGGTACAAAGTTGAAGATAATAATGTTGCAATCTTTACAAAGTTTATAGATTCAACAGGAAACCCTATTCAAACAACGGCATTAGATTTTAAAGATGCAGGCGGTAACTATTATGATGTTACGCTGGAAATTCAAAATAATATAAGTAAAAAAGTTCATAGGCTTAGGCCGTCATCTGTTTTTTCGGAACAAGAGTTTAATAATATTGCTTTAAATGTTGGTGAATCGAAGATTTCATTAGTTTCAAAAGATCTATCAAATGTGAACTTCATTAATTCTATTGCCAACGGTGCCGGATCGTCAATTTTTACAACAAAATTAGATGCCAATCAAAATATAGGTAAACTAAGAATTAAAGTAGAAACGGCAGGAATTGGGAATTTTACAGCACGAAGGGGCACGTCCATTATTGCTATAAAATCAAATGTACCTTTGATACCTGGTTGGAATGATGTAGATGTGAACTTTAATGGCATGACAAATGATTATATCGGTTATAATACAAAAGACTCAACGTCAAAACTTTACTTCATTGACGGAAACGGTGGAAATTATTATTCATTAAACAGTGGCAATATTGTTGTTAATAATGGGAACATAGCAATTGAAGTTTACAACAAAGTATATAATGGTAATACGTTTAAAGATGTACTGGGCCTTAAAGAAATCAGTAGCAATACATTTAATCAATTAAATAAGATTTCTGCTCCCAAAATCCGAAGCAAGGATTATGGTGTGGTTTCTATTTTTAACTTGCCAGAAATGAAAGACCAAATGAAGAATAATTTACTTTCTTTGGATGGTTCTGCAATTTTAGGGAATTTTGAATCCAGATCGATGTATACATTTTCTTTTGGATTCGCTGTTGATTTTCCCGCAATGTATAATACAACAATTAATATTGTAACAATCGATTTTGGGAGTTTTAAAATGACCGTGGGAGCAGGTGGTTCAGGTATTGGTGTTACAGTGGATTCTGAAATTAATGGATTGCCATTTGACTATTCAAACAAAAGGGTACATTTTGTCTTAAAAGGCAATGCATACTTTGTTGCCTGTTATGTTAATGGTACTCAAATTGGCTTTCTTAATAAAGGGAAGATAGTCAGTAAATTACAATTCAAGTTTCCTCAAACAAATGGTCAGGTTATAAAAAACATTACATATTGGAGTAGAGAAATATCAAATTCCAGAATGATCAAATGGGGAGATTCGACAAACATTGGTACATATTTGAATGCCTTTGATCAAACTACTGGAGAGGACAGGTTGTTCCCATCTGAAGGACTTGTTTTATTGCCTAATGCCCTTGTAAGTAATCCTTATTTCGATTTCGATGCAGAGCAATGTATTGTAAAGTTTAAAGGTGTATATCATTTATATTTTTCAGCTCATAAAGCAACCCCCAGTACTGTTTTAGATAGTGGAATTGCTCTCGCATTATCAAACCGGATTGACGGTGGATATATGATGTACGGAAATGATGCAGTTATTGGAGGTAATAGAGCTAAGGCAGGCGTTAACCGAGCAATGGGATGTTGGGCGGGTGTATATAATGACGCAGTTTATGTTTTTTCTGCTGTAGATTACAACGTAACAAACTCTGGTAGTAATATTCATAAGAGTTTAGATGGCAAAAACTTTTCCAAGGTTGGCTCCTTTATAACTGACTTGCCAACAGTCGCAAATATCGGAATTTGGCCAGAAAAGCAACCAGATGGATTTTTCTATGGACTTGTAGAAGGACGACCAGGAAGTATTTGGGAATTACATTTAGTAAAATCTCAAAATTTTGAAAATGGATGGACAACTGTACAGAAATTGCCAACACTTCAGGTAAAAGACGGCGGCATGTATGGAGGAGCTCGATTAATGCGCTCAATAAATAATGATCGTTGGATGGTTTTTTATCACGCTTCGCATGATCTAACAGGTAACTTGCCAACCGCTTGCTACTATGCAGAAAGTTTTGATGCAGTACCTATAAATTGGGTTAATAAGCAAAAGCTTGTTGAGGTAACGGATGTCATAAAAAATCATGGTGCCAATTCTTTAAGTGCTCTAACCTCAGATCAAACAGCGACCCCACACGTCATTGAAGCTGATGGAAAAACATATATAAGTTACTGTCTTGCACAAAACATTCCCGGATTATTAACACAATTGAGGATTGTCGAATTTGATGGAACAAAAGAAGAGTTAGTTGGTATCACACCAATTAACGGTTAACCGTAAAAAATGACCTCTTTTTTTAATATATTTGGGTCATGCATTATTCACACATAAACACTTTGCGGGGTATAGCAATACTAATGGTCATAGTAGTGCATACCTCGCAGCTTTTTAATTTTGATTCTGCGTTTGAAACTCAAATATTTGACTATGGTAAAATGGGGGTGCAATTGTTCTTTATAGCGTCAGCATATACTTTATGTCTTTCAAGTCACTATAAAGAGCAGGAGCAAAATCATATTTCAAAATTCTATATTAGAAGGTATTTTCGAATTTTTCCAATTTATTATATTGGTATAATTGGTTACTACTTATTGAATTTATTTGTCAACCATAATGTTGATAATTATACCTTTGAAAATGTTATTCCTAATGTATTATTTATTCATGGCTTAGTGCCCGCAGCAAATAATACTATAGTGCCGGGAGGTTGGTCAATAGGAACGGAGATGTTATTTTATTTGATATTCCCTTTCTTGTTCAAATATCTTAGTGCTGGAAGATCATTTATAAAAGGAGTTTTTATTATCTTAATTGCACAGGTTTTCATTTTTTATTTTCAACGAAAACACAATTTTAATTATGAGTTTTTCTATTTCAATATATTGAATCAGATTTCAGTATTTGTAATTGGCATGCTTTTTTTTCTACATAAAAAGCAATTTACGGGCTTTAAAAATGCTGTAATTGTTTTTATATGTTTTACAGCCTTAGCACTTTTTGTTTCGGCAAATTCAGAGATGTTTAAACTGTGGGGTTATCGATATGCGTTTAGAGTAATTCCCATACTATCAGCAATAGCATTTTGCGCTTTGTTTATAATAGCAGAGCAGTCAAAATTAATAAATAATATTGTTTTTCAAAAGATAGGATTAAATTCTTATTCAATTTATATTATTCATTTTGTACTTCCATTCTTTATACTACCTAAATTAAATGGATATATGGACTTAATAATGGCTTACATCCTTATTCTAACTTCGTCATATATAGTTTCAAAATACTTAAATAAGTACCTAGAGAGGCCTTTTATCAATCTAGGTAGCCGGATAATAAAGAAGGTATAGTATGAGATTAGAAACCTAATACAGCGATCAAATGCACTCAATTTTGAGTGCATTTTTAATATTATAACACCACGATGACAAAACGTCCAAAAAATAATTAACTTTGGTTTTTACATGTAAAAATAATATTCTGAATTGAGATAGCATTTAATATTATGAAAGTTAGAGGCACTATTATGGAAGATGTATCTCCGAAGGATAAATCAGTTATAGTTAGATTTGAAGGGGATGAAAATAACCAGCATTTTGAAATACATTGTAATTTCAGTCCTTTTTACAAAGAAATGAAAAAGTGGGACATTTGGGATTTTATAATTAAACTAAAAAGTGAAGTATTTATTGATCCTAAAACAAAAGAAAAATCCTATTTCACACTTTTGGTTTGTTCAAAGGCTTCCTTATTCCATGAAAATGGTTCAATTGGAGCTAAATATAGAGACAAATAA